GAGCCCGGAAATAGGAGAGCACCGCGGGGCGGGGGCAAAGAACCCCCCCAGAGGGCGGGCCGCCACTCCGGAGCAGCAGGAGAATCAACTCATTTCGCTCGCAGTCCAGCGAGCCGAGGAGATGCTACTGGACGGCACGGCTCCTCCTTCCATCATCACGCACTACCTCAAGCTCGCCACGAGCCGTGAGCGGTTGGAGCAGGAGCGAATCAAGGCCGAGAACGACATGCTCAAGGCCAAAGCCGACGCTCTGGCGGCCTCAGCACGAGGGGAGGAGGCCTACAAGGAGGTTCTCGAGGCATTCAAGTCCTACGCCGGAGGAGGTGTGGGTCTTGAGTCGGATTCGGACCTTCAGTGAACTCTCTCGCATCGAGTCCTTCGAGGAACGGTACGAGTACCTACGTCTCAATCAGGACCCAGGGGATCAGACCTTCGGTTTCGAACGGTATCTGAACCAATCCTTCTACCACTCGACCGAATGGCGTCAAGCAAGACAGAAGGTTATCCTCAGAGACGACGCATGCGACCTCGGGGTCCCGGGTCACGACATCTACGGTAAGATTCTTGTTCATCACATGAACCCGATTCGGCCCGAGGACCTCGAGGGAGAGTTCAATCCCGACATCCTCGACCCTGAATACCTGGTCTGCGTGCGACACGACACACATAACGCGATTCACTTCGGCGACGCGAGCCTGTTACCCAAGCCTCTAGTCGAGAGAACGCCGAACGACACGATACCCTGGAGGTGACCGTGGCTGATTCGATATTGAATGACATCAAGAAGGCTCTCGGCATCACCGAGGACTATACGGCTTTCGATCAGGAGATCATTCTCCACACAAACACAGCGCTCATGTTCGCGGAGCAGATCGGTCTACCTCCGTTCAAGATCGCCGGCAAGACAGAGACCTGGGACCAGTACCTCAGTGGCGTCACGAAGAATTTGGATGCCGTCAAGACGTACCTGTACCTGCAAGTGCGGCTCGTATTCGACCCGCCTGCGAACTCTTTCGTCGTGACGGCGATCGAGAAGCAGCTTCAGGAGTACGCCTGGCGTATCAACCTGCAGAAGGAGACTCCATGAGCGACCAACTCATGCACTACGGGGTCAAGGGGATGCGTAAGGGTGCTCGGAAGAGCCGTGAGCAGCGGAATGCCGAGCGCCGCGCCAAGTACGAGGCTAAACTCAAGGCCAAGTATGGCGATCACGACATCGCTACGATTGAGGCCTTCATCAAGAAGCGCAAGGCGCAAGCAAAGGCAGCCAGGGACTGGCGTCTCGGCAACCAACGTAACCGTCAGCTCACAGCTACCGAGCGTCGAGAGAAGTACTACAACGAGCTCGACACTGGCCAGCTAGGCAAGACCTACGCAACAGATGCAACTCTCGCTGAAGCCGCTCGTAGGTACTACAAGAAGGGGCATAACAAGCGAATGGGTCATTCGGAGCTGATGCATTACGGCGTCAAGGGCATGAAGTGGGGCGTTCGCCGCCGTGCTCGTCGTGACGCCAAGGAATTCACCCAGGCCAAGATGTACTACGGCGAGGGTGCCGGCAATCGGCGGAAGCTGATCAAGGCAACAGTCAAGGCTCGCTCGAAGGATCCGTTCTACAAGAGCGAGTTCGACAAAGCAGTCGCCAAGACTGACATTGGGAAGCGGGCTGCTCAGGCTCGAAGGCAGCGTGGACGGAAGAACGCTCGTAACTCCGCCGGTAAGACGGTTCGCGGCGTTGGCAACATCGCCACGGGGAATCTTAGCCGGGCCGGAGGCGCCTTGGCTCTCGGTTACATAGGGTACCAGGGGGCTAAGGCCGCTGGGATCGCCCCCACCGAGAAACAGCTTCTCACCAAAGCAGTCAAGGGAGCGAAGAAGATCAAACGAGTCGTTCGGCACGACGATGTTCTCGCCCACTACGGCATCAAGGGTATGCGCTGGGGGATCCGCAAGTCTCGCATCAAGGGCGCGAAGAGGTGGACTTCCAAAAAGCAGGCCAAAATAGATGGCATGTCTGATGACCAGCTCAGGCGAGTTAACAATCGCCTTCGGTTGGAGAAGGAGTACCGTCAGCTGACCCAGACTCGGATGGAGCGCTACCGAGCCAAGGCGGGGAAGGTGGTCGAGGAGGCTGCAGCCAATACCCTGCAGAACGCAATTCAGAAGAGTCTAAAGAAGGCTGCTAGCCGCGGCGGATCCGCCGCTATCAAGGGCGCCAAACGGTTCAAACGGTAGGACTATGACATGACAGACAACCTGTTCTTCATCGATGAGGACGAGGTCCTCGCTCACCATGGCGTCAAAGGCATGAAGTGGGGCGTTCGTAAGCAGCGAGCCGCTTCCGGAGGCGCTGGATCAACCAAGAAGCGCAAGGGGCTCTCCCGCAAACAGAAGGCCGCTATTGCCGGGGTTCTCGGCACTGCAGCTGCCGCTGGCGCCGGGGACTACCTGCATAAGTCCGGCAAGGGCAAGAAGATCGCTGCTCTGGCCAAGAAGCACGGAGCCTCCGCTAAGGACTTTGCCAAGGGTAAGGGTCGTAATCTCGGAGCACAGGCTCGAGTCAAGCAGGCCCAGGCCAAGCGGTTCGCTAAGGCTCAGTCGGCCAATGCCAAGGGCGCAGCCGAGAAGCTGAAGACCACCAAGGCGGGCAAGTATGCGGAGGCCACTCGTCTCGCTGCTAATGCAGCCGCTTTCAAGACTGGTAACGCAGTCAAAGGTGCCGGCTACAAGGCCAAGAACCAGGCTTGGAAGGCCGGCAATAAGGCGCGCAGGGCAGCTGCGGGTGGCGTCGGCGGTGTGAAGTCTTCGGCCGGCATGGCAGCTCGTTCGGCCAAGGCTTCGGCTGGTAAGGCAGCAGGGGCGGCTAAGTCTAAGTTCGGTAAACAGGCCGCTAAGGCTCCCGGTAAGGCGCTTTCGACTCATGTTGTCCAGCCCGGTAAGGGCGTCGGCTACAGGAAGCTCGCTACCACCGGAACCAAGGTCGTGAGACCCAAAGGCGCCGCTGCTGACAAGCTCGCCAAGGCTGCTGCCGTCGGAGTTGCTACCGGCGTGGGAGGGGGTGCGCTCCAGTATGCCGCCCTGAAGGCCATGAGCGGTGGTAAGAAGCGCGGACGCTCTAGGAAGCGCCGTCGCTGACCATGCTCTCCAATACCGCTACCCCGCGATATTACGCCGAGTTCAGAGACGATGTCCTCGCAGGTCGTATTCCGATCTGCAAGGAGATCGAGATGGAGATGAACCGGATCGATGATCGGATTCGCAATCCCGGTTTTTATTACGATAGCGACGCTGTGGAGGGGTTCGTCCGCTTCGCGGAAGCGGAGATGACTCTTACCGACGGATCCGATCTTCGACTCCTGCCGAGCTTCAAGCTCTGGGCCGAACAGATCTTCGGATGGTGGTTCTTCACCGAGCGATCGGTCTATGTCCCGAACAAGACGGAGGCTGGCGGCCACTTCGAGAAACGCCGGGTGAAGCAGCGCCTCATCAACAAGCAGTACATCATTGTCGCCCGAGGGGGGGCGAAGTCCCTGTATGAAACTCTCCTTCAAGCCTACTTCCTCACGATCGACACGTCGACCACCCACCAGGTGACGACTGCACCGACGATGAAGCAGGCCGAGGAGGTCATGCAGCCCTTCCGTACCGCCATCACAAGGGCTAAGGGCCCCCTGTTTGATTTCATGACTCAGGGGTCTCTACAGAACACGACCGGCAGTCGCGCGCTCAGGCAGAAGCTCGTCCCCACCAAGAAGGGGATCGAGAACTTCATGACCAACAGCCTGCTCGAGGTTCGCCCCATGTCGATCGATAAACTCCAGGGCCTCCGCACCAAGATGAACACGGTGGACGAGTGGCTCTCGGGCGATATTCGTGAAGACGTGGTCGGCGCCATTGAGCAGGGCGCGTCCAAGGTCGACGACTGGCTTATCCTGGCGGTGTCCTCGGAGGGTACCGTCAGGAACTCGGCCGGCGACAACATGAAGATGGAGCTCCTCAACATTCTTCGAGGGGAGTACTCGGATCCCCATACTTCCATCTTCTACTACAGGCTCGATGACCTCAAGGAGGTAGGTGATCCGTCGACCTGGCTGAAGGCCCAGCCAAATCTCGGGGCTACTGTCTCCTACGAGACATATCAGCGAGACGTCGAAAGGGCGGAGCACGTGCCTGCGGCTAGGAACGACATCCTGGCCAAGAGGTTCGGAATTCCCATGGAGGGGTACACGTACTTCTTCACCTACGAGGAGACCCTGCGACACAACCGTCAGGACTTCTGGGGGATGCCTTGTTCCATCGGCGTCGACCTGTCACAAGGCGATGACTTCACCGCCTTCACGTTCTTGTTCCCCCTCAGCCGGGGCAGGTTTGGCGTCAAGACGCGCTGCTACATTTCTGAGCGCACCATGCTGCGCCTTCCGGGTGCTACTCGTCAGAAGTACGAGGAATTCCTACAGGAGGGCTCGCTCATGGTGCTCGAGGGTACGGTTCTTGACATGATGAACGTCTATGAAGACCTCGAGGCGTTCATCGCGGATTGCGAGTACGACGTGCGCTGCCTGGGCTTCGACCCCTACAACGCCAAGGAGTTCGTGACTCGCTGGGAGAACGAGAACGGACCGTTCGGCATCGAGAAGGTTATCCAGGGAGCTCGGACTGAGTCTGTGCCCCTCGGTGAGATCAAGGACATGGCGGAGGATCGTAAGCTCCTCTTCGACCAGTCCATGATGACCTTCACGATGGGGAACGCCATCACCCTGGAGGACACCAACGGGAACCGCAAGCTCCTGAAGGCCCGACGGGAGAACAAGATCGACTCAGTCGCCGCCCTGATGGACGCCTGGGTCGCTTACAAACTCAACAAGGACATGTTCGACTAGGAGGTGAAGGACATAGGACTGCGAGATAGACTACAGCACGCCTACAACGCCTTCACTGGCAGGGACGTCGACCGATCGAACCTCGGTCCTTCCTACAGCGTACGGGCCGACCGGCTCGCGCTCGGATGGACGGCCGACAAGTCAATCATCTCGTCGCTGTTCAACATGATCGCCATCGACGTGTCCGCCACGCCGATCCGACATGTCGACACAGCTCAAAATGGAACGTTTGTTGGCGTTCGGCGGTCAGCCCTGAACGACTGCCTGATGCTGGAGCCCAACATCGACCAGAGCGGCCGAGGTGGGGGGGGGCGGG